ACCTCGTCCTACAAGTCCTACCCGTCCTACCCGTCCGACAACAACTCCGCCGACACCCAGCCCAGCACGGCCACCGGCGCCCAGCCGCCGTCGTTCACGCCCAGCTGCACAATCCGCACGCCCGGCTTGAGCGTAGCCACGACAGCGCCATTCGCACTGGGCGCCGCGCGCACATTCGCACCCGTCGTCGTCTTCGCCGCGTCCATCGAGGGCCGCCAGCCCGTGCCATCCTCCACCGCCTGGACGATCGTCATCTCGCCGATCTGCAGCGCCATGTCAACCCTTACCCGCCGCCCGATCCAACACCTTGCGCACCATGCGCAGGTCGTCGTCGATGCGTAGCTGCCGCAACTGGGCGCCGAACACAGCCAGCGCCACATCGATGTTGAGCAGCAGCGCGCGCACCGACTCCAGCGCCAGCCCGCGCAACACGTTATCCACCACGCCCATCGTCTCTACAGTCTCATCGTCCATCGTGTACCGTCCTACTCGTCCAACATGTCCGATCCGTCAGACCCGTCCAATCCGTCAGACCTGCCCAGGCCCCACAGCCCGCTCAGTCTCCAACCGCACAGCCTTCGCCAGCCCGCGCTGGATCAAGTCCAAACCAACCTCATCCGGCACATCCACAACCTGCCCAGCCTGCAACATCCTGCCCTTCGACGGACTATACTTCGTCAACATTATCACCTTCATCCGTCCGATACCTCCAATCCGTCCAACCCGTCCAATCCCGTCCAACCAACCGGCCCTGGCCAGGCTAGGCGCCAAATAGCGCACCTGGAGAGACCCCAGCCTTCACCTGGCCAGGACCAGCTGATCAGCACACTACGCCGTCCCACTCGCCGGGCTCACATGCAGCTCGCCCGTAGCGTTGGAGGTCGGCTTGTTCTTCGGGCCCCACTTCACCGCGATGCAGAACGTGATCTTGGCCGTGTTCACGTTCGGCACGGTGATGATGGGCCGCACATAGCGCTTGATCGGCTCCACGATCTCCAGGATCGCCACGCCGTCCGTGCTCGGGCTGGCCACCGTGGCAAACGCCACCGCGCTGCCCACGATGTCCGCCGCCGTGCCGAACCCCGACGCGTCGTCGTGCTGCGCTTTGATGCTCCACGTGGTGAAGTCTTCGCCGCCCGCCGCGCCCACGATGAACGCCACGCCGGTAAAGTTCTGCATGTCCACACCCGCGCCGGTCAGCGCCTCGTTGTCGGCCGACTTGTACACCTGTACCGACACCACCGTATCCTGCAAAATGCTCTTCATCGTCTCACCTCGTCTCCAGGGGATGGGCCCCACCAGCAGACCCACCCCCAGCTAAACCGATCCGTCCAATCCCGTCCGATCCGTCCAACTCCGGTCCGACTACGCCGCCGCATCCAGCATGGCCGCGAACGACGCATTGTTGCGCACCGCGATGTCCACGTCCTGCAGCGCCACCACGCGCACCGTGCCGCTGGTCCCGCCGGTGTACGGATCCACCAGGATGTCCAGGCCGCCCCACATGCCGATCAGCAGATCAGCCCAGTTGCCGAAGAAGATCGCCGACAGGTTCGTCCCGCTGCCCTTGGCGATGTTCCCCTTCACCTGGTTCGTCACGTGGAAGGGATAGCCGTTCACCGGCGTGTTGCCCGCGGTCGGCTCCCAGATCATGATGTCGCCGTAGGTAGCCGTGCGCGGAGTCGCCTTCAGCTTGCCGCGCACCTTGGCGTTGCTCATGTAGGCCAGGCGGCCCACATCCGCGTTGCCCACGGCGACGTCCGTCTCCAGCTCGATGATGTGCGCCCACGTCGGAGCAAGGCCGTCCGTGCCGCCCACCACCGTCGCGCCAACGGCCGTCTCCAAGCCCGTCGGCTGGTTGGCCGAGCCGCTGCCGTGCAGGGCGGCGTAGTCCATGGCCAGCCCCAGCACCTGGGTCAGATCATTGCGCACGAAGATCTCCACGTCGACGCTGGACTGCTTCAGCAGCTTGCGGCTCATGTCCGTGAACGCGCCCACCGTCTTCGGCGCCAGCGTCACCTGGCCCAGTGTTTGCTGGCTCTCCGTCGGAGCGCCGCTCTCACCCAGCCAGTACGCCGTGCCAGCCGCCGTCTGCTTCGGGATCGCCACGTCGCCGACCAGGCCGGCCAGCACGGTAGCGCCCGCCTGGCGCACCATCATCCGGTTGCGCAGCAGGTCGATGAAACTGTTGGCCAACAGGTCGGTGTCCACCATGTAACCGCCCGCGCTCGGCGTGCCCTTCACCAGGTCGCGCTGAGCGGCCACCAGCACATCCTGCGGCACGAAGAAGCCCTGCGGATCCCGGCCCAAATGCTGCGCCATCCGCTGGCTGATCTCCTGCTCGAACTCGGCCCCACGCCACGAGCCGTTGGCCCGCGCGTTGATCGCCCGGACGACGCTATAGCGCCGCAGGTCATCGCGCGTCATGCCGATCTGGCCATCCGCCACGATCTGGCGGTCGCCGCCCCGCTGGGCAGCCTGCTCCAGGTTTTCCAGGCGCTGGCTGCGCTCGATACGGCCGTTGATCGTCTCCACCTCGGCCATGATCTCGTCATACCGGGTCGACTCCTGCTCGGACAGGTCCCGGTTTGCCTGCTCCGCACCATCGTTCAGTCTCCGCGCCTCGGCCAGCAGTTCACCCCGCCGGCTCATCAGTTCTCGCATGTTCATCTCTCTCACCTCATGTGTTCTTGTCATGCTGACGCAGTCCCGCAGCGCCAGCGTAGTGGAGGGCCGCCGAAGCATCCCTCGCGCCTTCGTCCAACCCGTCCTATCCGTCCGAGCCGTCCAACTCCGACACCCTCACCGGGCATCCTCCATCTCCAACCGTCGCCTCCGAGCCGCAGCACGCGCCCGCGCCTGCGTCTCAGCCGCCTCCCGGCCATCCGCCGGCGGCTCTCCAGCACCAGCAGCAGCCTGCGCCCGCATAGCTGCCGCCTTATCCCGCAACGCCGTGCTCGTCGACGGGTACGCCGGAAACGTCACCGGCGAAACCTCCGCCAGCCGTCCCCGCTTCACCCGCCTGATCACCTCGTTGGCCGTCAACAGCCACTCATCCTCATCCGTATAAAACGCAAACGAAGACCGATCCACATCGCCGCGTTCGATACTCACCAGCGCATCCCGCGCCCACTGCGTATCCGGCGGGTCGATCTCCGAGTAAATCCCGGTGTCATCCTGCTGCAACCGCAGCGTCCCCGTCGTCGTCCGTCCCAGCACCTGGTCAGACCGGTGCTGCCACAGGGCGTGGATATCCTCGCCATCCGTCGCAAACGCCCCGGCGACAATCACCTCGCGCCAGCCGCCCAAGTCCACACTCAGCTCACCATACGGCACAGCCCGCTGCACGATGCGCCGCCGGCCATCCTCCAGCGCCCGCACCTCGCACCGTCCAGCCTGCCACGCTCGTTTTTCCATTTCCTCGCTCATCTGTCCTACACCTCCGAACCGTCCAACCTGTCCAACCAGTCCGACCAGTCCAACCGGTCCTACTGTTTCCCAGGAAACACTACGCCGCCACCACCTGGCAGTCACACCCATCATGCAGCGGCGCGTGCCGCACATTCCCGGCCATCCGCAGCGCCGAGCCAACCGCATCCACCAACTCATCGCCCATCTGCAAGAAGAACTGAGACGGGCCAATCTCCCGGCCGTTAAGCTGCTTGCAATAATCGCAGCTCTCGCCGAACGAATACCAAATCATCCGTAGCACAAAATACGCGTAGATCGTCGTCGCCACCGCGTTGATCAGCCGCGTGCCCTGGTCGCGTGAGAACCGCTCTGCCGCCGTGGCCTGGATCTCATCCAGCGCCGCCTCTACCGCCGGCAGCGGATCCTCGCCCGCATCCTGCGCAGCGCGCGTCGCGCCGATCACAGCCCGCCGGTGGTCGCCAACCCACACATTACACCGGCTGTCCGTGTAGTTATAGACCCAACTCTCCAGCTCATCATCTGGCCAGCGCCGGCCAGTCTCACGCTCCACGCTGTCCACCGTCAGCTCCGCCGCCGAGGTCATCGTCGACAGCAAATACTCGCGCGCCGTGTGGCCATGCTCCCGGTAAAACTCCTGCACCCACGTCTCAAACTCCGCCACACTCCGTCGCTCCAACCTGCCACCCTGCTCGGGCCGGTCTCCTGACCGTGCCCGCTCCGCCTTCAGCAGCCGCCGCGCCGCATTCCGCACATCGTTCACCTCGCGATTGACAACCCGCTGCGCCACATCCCCCATCTGCCGCCGAAACGATCCCGCCATCCGCTGCCGCTCCTGCCCCACCGCAGCAACCTCCTCCGCCGACCGCCTCTCAACCGCCCCCGTCCAACCCATCTGCCCCGTCCTACCAGTCCTACCACTCCGATCCGTCCCACTCCCATCCCCCCCCGCCTCCACCATCTTCATCGGCTGCAAGAAGACATCCCCGCCATCGATAGGGTTCAAGTTCTCCCGCTGCCGGATCTCGTTCACACTCATCCACCCCCAATTCCTGGCCGTCGAGTACGCCTGATTTCTGCTCACCGAGTCGCCGCGCAGCAGGCCGTCCACCAGGAACTCAGCGAAAAACCGCTCCTGATCCTTGCGCAACAGCAGCGACACCAGCGCCCGCGCCTCTATCCTCCGCAGCCACGGCTGCAAGGAGTACACCACATACTCAGTGCTCTGGTGCTCGATGTTGCTGAACGTGGCGCGGTCCAGGTCCCCAATCATGTGGGGAGGAACGCGAAACATGCCGGCGACCTCGCTCCGCTGGAATTTGCGCGTCTCCAAAAACTGCGCGTCCTCTGGCGGCACCCCGATCTTGTTATACTTCATGCCCTCCTCCAGGATCGCCAAGCGGTGGGCGTTATCCAGCCCTTGATGCCGGTCCTTCCACGTGGCCTGCAAGCGCTCGTACGCGCCATCGCTCAGCTCGCCCGGATGCTCCAGTACCCCTCCAGGCACCACACCATTCCCGAACACGGCCGCTCCATACCGCTCGGCCGCCATCCCCAGACCAATCGCCTCCCGGGCCTGGCCCACGACCGACAGGCCCTTCAGCCCGTTGGTGCGCATCGACGGCACGTGGAAGACCCACTCCGCGTCGAACGTTCGGGGGTCCTCCGGAATCTCCAGATCATACACCAGCCGCTTGTTAGCCAGCCGCCGAGGCGTCACCAGTCGCGGCGGGATTGGCCACAGCGCAGCCACCTCGCCCCGGCCATCCACCACGATCTCCGCGTAGAAATTTCCCCACAGCAGCAGGTGGACGATGGCCATCTCCCAAAACTCGAAGCTGGTCATCTCCGGGTTCGGCTGGGTATGGAGGATGCGGTACAGCGGATGCCTCGACGCGCGCCG